GGAATAAAGACCTGATACCTGCGGGATGTTGTTTTGCCGCGTCCAATGCACGCTGTCGTTCGACGTGATAATGTCCTTATCTCCCACAGCTACCCATGTGCCATTTGCATAGTAGACGGAGCGAAGATATGCTGTTTGTGAGCTGTTGTGTTGCGTCCAATTCATGCCGTTTTTTGACGTGATAATGTCCTTATCTCCCACAGCTACCCATGTGCCATTTGCATAGTAGACGGAATAAAGATATACTGTTTGCGAGCTGTTGTTTCGCCACGTCCAATTCACGCTGTTTTTTGATGTGATAATGTCTTTTTCTCCCACAGCTACCCATGTATCATTGGCATAGCAAACGGAATAAAGACCTGATACCTGCGGGATGTTGTTTTGCCGCGTCCAATGCACGCTGTCGTTCGACGTGATAATGTCCCTACCACCCACGGCTACCCATGTACTATTAGCATAGTAGACGGAACGAAGATATGCTATTTGCGGGATGTTTTGCCGCGTCCAATGCACGCCGTCGTTCGACGTGATAATGTCCTTATCCCCTACAGCTACCCATGTGCCATTTGCATAGCAAACGGAATAAAGACCTGATACCTGCGGACTGTTTTGCCGCGTCCATCGCTCAATGGTATTTTCAACATGAATTGAACCTTTTATATACAAATCAACTAAACCGTTTGCTATTTTAGTATAAAATTTTTTTACCCCGTTTTGTTCGAGCGCAAATTCAACGCCGTTACTACAAGGGCGTAATGCTCCTGTCCAGCCGTTATTCTCAACAGTCATACCGCCAGATGTGGAAACTACATGGTTATTTAAGAGCTCTTGAATACTCTGTCTAGCCTGCTGTTCTTTTAAGCCGACAGCTGTAACGCCTTGCGTAACTTTTTCGTCGATACTGGTCAGTCCCTGCTGGACTTTGGTATCAACGTCTTGCTGTGCTTTGTCTACCTTGCCGGTTATGGCAGCATCAGCTTGCGTAACTTTTTCGTCGATACTGGTCAGTCCCTGCTGGACTTTGCCGTCAACGTCTTGCTGTGCTTTGTCTACCTTGCCGGTTATGGCAGCATCAGCTTGCGCAACTTTTTCGTCGATACTGGTCAGTCCCTGCTGGAGGAGCGTTTCAATCTTCTGGATAGTTTCTGCCGTTTTCTCGTCTAACTTCCCTTTTGCCGCATCGAGCGCTTCCTGTACTGCTTCTTTTGCCTTACGGCAGACTTCTTTGAATGCCGCACGTTCATCATCGGTCAGCTCTTTGCGCGCTGTTTCAAAATTATTCAAGGCAACGGTTAAATCTTCCGCCGCCCGTGCTAAGAGTTCTTGTATCATGACTGTATGCCTCCTTAAAAAAACTTATTTATACACATCGTGGTATAGCACCATGCACGTACCGCCTGAATAATAAAACAGTTCATTCACCCCTGCATTCAAATAAAGCGGCATAGTAATACCTGCATCTGTCATATATGCTGATATATCAATGAATTCTTTTACGGTCTTTTGTTCACCGCTTCTATCGACTCCGATAAGCTCATTACTACCATTGCGGCTCATGGAGAGATGGCATTGACTATAAAATAAACTTTCATCTTTACGCAAATACACCGGATTTTTTAATGCAATGCTGCGTCCGTTACAGACTAACAGTTCTTTGTCATATCGTTTTTGTCCGCAAAAAAAGACAGCTGGATAGACTGTATCATTGCCCTGCACTACGATCTTTTTTTTCTGGTATATTCGGTTTGTTTTCAGCATACGGCGACCGCATCCAAAAGGTTGTAAGGTTTTAAGATTAAAGCTGATCGTAAAGGCTTTTGAAATAGTTTGTCCGTTGTAGTAACTACTGTTGATTGAGCCGTCCAGTATACACTCATAGAACATCTGATCACCATCATCGCGGTAGACCTGTAAAAGCCGCCCTGCTAACATATCATGCAAGCGGGAGCGTTCCTTTTCAACGAGCGGATAATCATCGGTGATAATGGTACCGGAGCATTTGAGTACCCGTGAAGAGTAATATTCATCGCCTATCAATCGATCCCCGTGTAGTCCGTTTACTTTTCCGGTATTCGTTTTTACCGATAGCGTACTTTCTGACACGGTAATCCATTGCGGCAGCGGAAGTTCTGTTTGCCCGTCGAATATTCTCATTGAGCTACCCCCTTGCTATCATTTCTTTGGTAATTTCTACCACTAAGTCTTGCAGACTCATCGTTTTATCTGCATAAATATTGACCGTTCCGTTATACGAGTTAAAAGTAACGGCATTGATGATGATTTGCGTTGCTACTAAATGTTGGATGGTTGCGTCTTTTAAGTCTATGCTTTGATTGATTGTTTTAAAACCTTCACGGATCGCTTCAAGTAACACGTCTCTATCAGAGCCTGAAAGCTGCTGAATAATAGTACCGGCAGCCTGTGTTTTTACTTCTACCCCTCCTTCTAACGCCCGCGTAACTTTGGAAAGTTCCGCCATATCCCCCTCTAAATGATCATAGAGGTTTTTCAGCGTATCTATTGTACCGGTTACTTCCTCGGTAGTAATTTTTCCATCTTTCATAATCTCTGCAATAATCGCATCGACTTTCTTTTTTATGCCAGCGCTTTCAACCGCCGATTGGATAATGGCTTTTTTCATTTCAGCGGCAAATGATTTTTTAAAACTGCCCCAATCAGCATTATAGGCAGATTCTCCCAATGCCGTGGTAAGCGCTGATGACATTGCCGCTCCGATTTGCTGCCATTCTGCAGAGAGCTTATCGGTATCAAATTGAATACCGAAGCGTGCAGCCATCTTATCGGCGTGTTCAGCCGCCTCTTTTGCCGAAGTTAATTCAAGGTAAGGGAACTGTTCTTGCGATATTTTCCCTTGCTCAAGAAGATTGAGATTTTCTTGTACTTTTTTGAGCGCAGAATTGAACACTGCTTTTTGCACAATGGCATCGTACAATGCCTTTCGTAATTCTTTTTTGAATGCGCCGAAATCGCGGGTTTTGATATAATTCGCTAAAGATGTTTCAAGCCCTTGTACATAGTTAGCAATACCGTCAAGCGCATCTAAATCAATACCTTGCTTTTTTGCTTCCGCTTTCATCGTATCTTTTATAACTTTTTCGAGTTTATCGGCTTCTGCAAGGTTTCCTTCTTCCCGCGCTTTATGGTATTTTTCCAGTACTTCCGAAAGTTTTAACGCTCGTGTTTCTGTGTATTCTTCCTCTTGTTTTTTGTTGTAATAAATTTCCGAAAGACCGGCAGAAAAAAGACCGGCGATAACGCGCCATGCTTTGGACGCGCCCTCTCCATTTGATTTAAGCCGTGTCTTTGTTTCTGTTATCGTCTCACTGGTTTCGGCGTTGTCTAATTTTTTATAAAAGTCATCGATTTTTCTTTTTTCCCGCTCAAGCCCTGAAACATCAAGCGCATTTTTCCAGTTTACGGAAGATTTTCCAATACCGCTCATCCGCTTTGCGATGTCCCCAAGAAGTCCTCCCACACGCTGATTGACTAAATCAAAATACTCTTTTTGCTCCTTTTCATATTTTTCTTTTCGCTCTTGCGCTTTTTTCTCAAGCGCCTTATTTTGCGCTTCGGCAATCGCCGTGGTGATACTGATAGTTGTGTGTACCGCGCTGAATATCGCCTGTACTATCGGGTTTGGAATTTTGCTGCCGATTTCCCCGGCGGTATCATTGATGCCGCGGATAATACTGATTGCATCTGCCGAACCTTTCTCAACAGCTTGGCTAATGATACGAGTAATAGTATCTGCGACCCCTAACATTCCATTAACCAGTCCGAGCGCCATAGCTGTTTTTGCAATAGCCGCTTGTTTGTCAGCAAGGGCTTTATAGCGGGCAAGTTCTTTATCGTCTTTTATCTTACCATTCGTCAGCGCAAGTTCCAGCACTTCATGCGCTTTTTTGCGTTCCGCTTCGATATTGATAAGGCGAAGCTGAAAATCAGATTTGCCGACCGTGTCAAGATTTTTGAGCGTCTCATCAATTTGACTTAATGAATATTTTGATTGCCCTAATGCTATTTCTAATTTGTTTGCTTCTTCCTGTAAATCTTCTAAATATCGCTTTGCCTGTCCTGCCTCTTCGGCAGAAACCGCGCCAGTTTCTCCTTCTAAAAGCGCCTTTGTCTTTTGAATTTCTTCTTGCGTTTTTTTGAGCTCTGCTTGCAATTCTTTTTGTTTGATCTGGTACCGCCCAAAGGCATCGCTCATCAGCTTTGTTTTAGTAAGCTCATCGCCGAGGGTTACGCCGGAGCCTTTCTCATCTTTTGTTGCGCTTTTTGTTTCAACGGTGATCCCCTTACCGGCGCCTTTTTTCTTATCTTCCTCTTTAATGAATTGTTCGATCAGTGTAAGTCGCTTTTGCTGATATTCTTCTTCGACGGCAAGACTGGATTGTCCGTACTCCTTTGCTTTTGCGATCTTATCCTGATAGAACTTATCGAGTTCTGCTATTTGCGCTTGGTAAGAAGTGTCTTTTCCCTTAACGCTCGCGCTTTTCGTTCCTTTGCCTTTTTCTAACTTTTTCTGTTCTTGGGCTATCACATCAAAATATTTTTGTAAGCCTTTGGAGTCGAGCGTAAAAATCGTATCAATATCTTCCGGTTTTATCGCAATGAGTTCTTTTAATTTTGCTTGTAAAAATTTTATCCGCTCCGCGGGAACACTGAAACTTTCCCCCATCTTTTGCGCATAACGATTTTTCTCATCGATGATGTTCTTTTCCGCTTCCCATTCTTTGGCAAGACGAGCAAGCTCTTCATCGTGCTTCTTTTTTTGTGGAGTAGCGGTGATATTCTTTTCTGCTGTTTCTAAGGTATGCTGCTTTTCAATCGCTTCATTGAGTTCACGCTGCGCTTGCTCATTTTCTTGAATCGCAGCAGCTGTTTTTTCAAAGGCAGCGCGGGCTGATTCTGCGGTATTCTCTGCTTTTGTTTTAACTGTTTCAAAGGCTTGAACAATACTCGTGGTATCCCATCGCGTTAATGAAATGTCTCCGGCAAGCCGCGCATTATCAGCATAATTTTTTAATGTAGTATAAATTCGTGTCGCTTCATCTTTTCGATTTTCCAATAGGGCAAGGTCGTATTCCGATTTAAGATATTGCGCTTTTGAATAACTATTTGCTGCCTGCTCCATTTTGGCGACTGCTTTTTCTAATGCCGCTTGTTGCATTGGAAGTTTTGCCCCTTGCGAAGTAAGAACCGATTGCGCATGAGCTACGTTGCTTTTTGCCTTAATAAGAGCCAAATTATTCAGAATTTTTTCACTTTCAATGCGCTTGCGTATTGCTTCGGTTATTGCGTGTTCATTCTGTATAACCTTCTGCCCTTGCGCATCTAGCGCTTCGGTTGCGCTGGGGACGATTGTCTTGAGTTCCTTTAAAAGATTGTTATATCGCTCTTGTTCATCCGCCGTTCTTTGCGTTTTATTTTTTAGAGTCGTATATTCGTCAAAAAGCGACTGAATCTTGCGTCCTTCATTCCCTTGTTTTAAGGCATCCTCTTTGAGCTTTTTAACTTCTTCTACGCTTCGCTTTGCACCGTGGATATAATCTTCATGCGCTTTTTTCACCTGCGCAATAATGCCGAGGGCAATCGCTCCAGCGGCGGCAATGGCAGCGCCCCATGCTAAAATAGGATTTGCAGACATAGCAATATTGAGCTGCACCATTTCAGCTTTTATCTTTTTAATGCCGACTGCAACAAGGAGTAAGGGACCGGCAGCAGCGGCAAGCGCAGCAAAAGCTGTGCCGGTTGTTTGGACGCAGACGGGTAAATCATTGACAGCCTGTAAAACGCGGGTAATGCCTTTTGCAAACATATCGACCGCAGGAATAATATTTGAGGTAAGGGTAATTTGCACGGCTTCAAAGGCGCTTGAAAGTTCTGCCTTCGTATTGGCAAAAGAAGCGTTTTGAATATCCTGCATCTTTTTTGCCGCCCCGTCGGAGGCTTGCAGTAAGCCGTCCATCGTGCGGATGGCATCCCCGCCGCCTTCGATGAGCGCTTGCATCCCGGCTGCCGCCGCTTCACCAAATAAATCGCTTGAGGCGGCAACGTCAAGATTTGCATTTTTCAGCCGCTCAATTATGTCGGCAAGGTTATTTGTTTTCGGGTTTACCTCATCGTAGCTTACTCCTAACGCTTCAAGTTTCTTTTTAACATCATCCGTACCGCTTGCGAGCTTTTGCAAACCGGATCGTAAAATAGTACCCGCTTGCTCTCCTCCGAAACCGGTATTGTAAAGGCGCATAAGGGCAGCGGTTGACGCTTCAAGACTCACCCCCAAACCGGCAGCGACAGGGCCGACATACTTCATTGAGTACGAGAGCTTTGTCATATTCGCTTGGCTTTTACTAATAGCAAGCGAAAACACATCGGCAATGTGCGCTGACTTTTCTGCACTGAGATTAAACTGCGAAAGGGTTGAAGCAATCGTGCTTGAGGTAAAGGCTAAATCGCTTCCCGTCGCTCCGGCAAGCTGGAGCACACCATCGAGGCTGTTCATTGCTTGTGCAGCTGATTGACCTGCTGAACCTAAACTATAAAGGGCATCGGCGGCTTGGCTTGCGCTAAAGCGAGTAGTCGCACCCATGTCTTCCGCTTTCTTTCGCAAGGCTTCCATTTCGGATGCACTTGCCCCCATAACAGAAAAAGTATTCTGCATAGACTGTTCAAAATTCGTAAAGGTATCAATCGCGGCTTTTCCGAGCAAGGTTAAGGGGAGCGTTACACTGGCAGAAAGAGCGGCACCGATAGCAGCGAGCTTCGCATTGATACTTTCTACTGTCTTATCAATATCCTGCTCAAGTTTCACAAGTTCTCTATTTGATTTTTCTATGCCATCATGTAGCTTGTCTGTTTTTAATGACAACTCGGCATATAGTTCGCCTAAACTCTGTCCCATCTATCTCACCCGTTTTATGTATCATTCCCTGCAAAGGTCTCTGCCATATCTTTTTGAAATTGTTTTTCTCTTTTTTCTTCCGCTTTTCGTCTTTTCTCTTTCTCTTCCTGCTGGTGCTGTTCTCCTTCAACAGCAACAAGACAGGCTTCATCAAATACAAAGGCTTCAAATTCATCTAAGCCTTTTATGTAGCTGCTTGGTTTGCATCGGTAGTATTTTGCGAGCCTGCCGAAGCGGGCAAATGGTACTTTTCCAAATTTTTTTTTACAGTGCGCTCCCAATCGATAAGATAGAAAAGAAAAAGATCGCTTAAAAAATCTTTCGGGATAACATCGTTGATAGAGCTTTCACTGATACCGCGTATCTTCAAAATAGCGTCGTAACATTCTTGATACGTTGGAGTAACCATGCTCTTTTTTGCAAGCTCAACGATAAATTCTTCTTCTTCCTCTTGCATCTTTTTAAGGTCAATTTCCGATATTGCCGTATCTTTTTCTCCAATGGCTTCGGTAATACCATTGACAAATTTATACAAGATATTGGGGAAATTTCCGCAGGTCAAAAGTTCTTGAAAATTTGTTTTATGAATAAAAAACTTTTGTTTCGTACCGTTCCATAAAAGCTCTACCCATTCGCAGGTGGCAAGCGCAAGACGCTGAGCTTCAGTTTCTGGTGTCTTTGTTGCTTCTTCAACAGCTGTTTTGATTGCGCGATTTCTACTTGTCTTAGTGAAAAATGATTGTATTCTTTCAAACATAGCGATTGCTTAAAACTCCTTTCCTGTTGTTTCCATTGATAATATTGACCTGATAGTGGATTGAAGCCCGCCTCAGCGATAGACGGGCTGATGATTTGTTTTACCCTTGTACGTACTGCATGTAGTCGGCAAGTGAAATTTCTTTAATAAACTTTAACGGTAAATTGCTGCGTTTGTTTTCTCCGCCGGTTCCTTGCAATTCAATGTTTGCAAAAGCATCTTCACTTGCCTCGCTGCCGGTTGGGGTTGTTTGACAGGAAGGGAAAATAACGACCTTGACACGGGCGTAACTGCCTTTTGTATTTTGCCCGCTTTCGTACTGCTCTACAAAATAGCGGAAGGTAACAAGCGGCGGGTTTCCGGTATTGTCGATATACAGCTCTCCCGTTTCCTCATTGTACGTGTTTCCGGTAACAAGGGCAAAAAACGTATTTGATAGACTTGCAAATGAAGCGGTAAGATTGATCCCCTTTATCTTATCCGCTTCTTTTACTGTACAGCGAATTCCATGCCCGCTTGTTGCGTCAACCGTTTTGCCGCTTTCTTTGTCAAAATCATCTTTGAAGCTCTTTGCTTCTTTGGTCGAATGATAGCCGACAATACCGAGTAATTCAGCAAGTTTTCCCCGAAACCCAATCGGCGCAAAAAACGGTAAATCTTCCGCTGTTTTTGTGGTGATTTTAAGATACTCTGCATCGTAATCGGATCCGACAGCTGTTTTAGCGGCTTTGAGCTTTATTCCTTTTGCTTCAAGCGCACTAAAGGCAGTATTGAAGTCTTTGGCTATCTCTGCAACACTGACCGCTTTTTTATCCGCAGCAGTCGGGGTAAATGTGAAGGTTTCTGTTTTGGTGCCGTACAGAACTGTCAGCTTAAAATCATCTGCCGTCCAGCCGTCAATATTGAAAGGACCTATTTTACCGACAAGCCCTCCCTTATGTTTTCTTACCTCGCCGGTTTGCGCATTGGTATCTTCCCAGTCATTTGGAGACGGTAAGCTCTTATCGGCGTTCAGATGTGCCGCTTCCATTTTACCGATTGAATACCCGTATTCATTTTTCTTTTCCATAATCTTTTATCCTCCGATACTATCGATAGGCACTGATAAAAAGCCGCTGTTTTTTACCAGCCCCCGCTACATAAAATCTCCGCCGAAAACGGGGATTTTAAAATTGAGCTGTTTTACTATTGCGCCAAGAGAATCCTCAACGAGGTCGCTTGAGCAATCAACGTATTGCACTAAAAAAGTACCGCCTCCTTGTATTCGTTTAAGATGCTTACCGTTCAGTGCGGTGATGATGGACTCACACGCGCTGTCCAGCAATTCAAAGTCTCCTACCGGAACATAGACACTCACGGTAACCATATTCCAGCTTCCCAGCCGCGTTTTAATGCCGTGTTCAAACTGCAAAATAAGGAACGGCTTTGCTACCGTTTTTTCTACGTTCCCGATGTAATACACCGGATAGAGTTTTGCAAGTTCCGCATACAAGGCACTTCGCATTGTTGTAATTCCTCTCTATACTATTGCCGCTTGAGCGCTTGTCCGCATGCTTTTTCGATACCGTCAAAAAACATACCGGCATGGGCATTCCGCGTCGGCTTTAAAATTCCGTACTTTTGCCCGAAGGTAATTCCGCCTGCTACTATCCGCTTGCCTTCTTCAAGCCAGCGTCCGTATTCATCGCCAGTCATACCGTACATATCCTGATAAATCCCTGCTGATATTGCCTGTGAAGAGCGGGATGCAACGCCGCGCAATCCATCACGAGCATGTCCCGTATCAGTTTTCCATACATGGTTTTCTTTCGCATAGCGCTCCATACTGGCGGCGGTTTCACCGGCAACTGTTTCACAGCTTTTCAGCATTTCTTTGTTGATGCTTTCTAACCGTTCAAAGACCGCCTCCATCCCTCTCATTGAGCTGCCTCCTGTATCTCTTTTGCTCTCCCTGACATCTTGTAGGTATTCTCCGGCGCATCCCCGCCGATAGTGATCTTTCGGATAAAGACGACTTCATACCGGCTGCCTTGAAAATCGAATAAGTCGCCTGCTTGAATATCCGCATCGTGGAATGCGGTGATATTGACGATATGCGTTTTCAACAATCCTTCTTGCAAAAGCCGATCAGTTTCGCTGTGTGAAATTTCTGCAATCCGAACCCGCTGGAGTCCCGTCCGCTTTTCCACTTCCCTGACATTACCGTATTCATTTTTCTCTCTTTCACGGCGGATAAAGAAAAGAAGTGTCCGGTTTACATCGATAATACTTTCCGTGTCTTTCCGTAATTGCTTGATACCAGTTACCATAGCGCCGCCTCATCATCTTTTTTACTACAGATTAAAAACGACGACGCTGCTTGCGCCCGCTCTGCTTCCCATGCCTCTTTATACCCTTGCGCGGTTTTAAGGCAGAGGGCGACATAATCGGCGGCGGTGTATTTTTCAATACTTTCCCCGCCTGCACTCATGCTTTTTATCTCTCCTGCATCTTTTTGAATAATGCCCGCTTTTTGTGTCCATAAAAGGTAGAGCGCATGATTTTCACTTTCTGCCCTTTGCAATGTGATCGTTACATCAAGCGTAGAAAAATGCGTATCTTTTTCGCTGCCCCCCTCCGGTATCACTTCGTTGAGGAGCATGCGGATTCTTTGTATCAGCGCTTCGGTGATGATCATGCGTGGCTATCTCCCTTCTAGGTTTGCGGATTTGTTTGCGCTTGCGCTTTCTTTGCGCTTTCAATCGCCTGCAAAATATCAATACCGCCCGCCGCTTCTTTCAAGTCGTGTAACTCTTTTTCCGCCGCTTCAAGCGTTTTGATCTTTGCTTTTAATTCGCTCACCTTCGGCTTTTGAGCGCCGCTTTCGTTTTCTTCCAGCACCTTAAACGGCGTTTCAAAAGTTCCCGCAAGCGCAGGATTGAGCGGTTCCCATTCACCGGATTCACAGTCAACGGAATAGCCGTTTTTCACCTTATCCGCTTCGTGTTCTACATAAAACCCGTTCGCTGTTTTGTACAGTGTCAGTGTTATTTTATCCATTGTCTTTTTCTCCTTGCAGAATAGGGGCAGGGGTATTGTACCCTCACCCCATCATCGCTCTATGCTATGCAAGCATTACCTTGTGCACCGAGTTCGTTACGTCGGCAACAACCGCGCGGCGGAAGAATTGAGCAACGTCAAGCTCTGAAAGCGTCAGAATGTTTCCTCGTTGTGAAAGCTGCGTGATGTCGGTTTTCACCAACGACTTAAACGTCTGCTTCGGCTGAATAAGATACACCTCATTATCTTTCGGGGCTGCAAAGTTATGTACCACACCGTTCACCTCGCCGTCCCAACCGTCATACGCGATAACCTTTTGAATGACTCCCAATGATCCAAGCTGCGTACCTTTTTGCAATAGCCCATTTACCGCCGCCTCAACATCCATCGCCGTTGCGGAATTGCACAATGCAATAGTTGGGCGCAAAAGATACCCGTGCGATGACTTGCGCTTTAGAGCCGCTTGAATGCCCGATCGCAGAGTAAGCCAAACATTTTCAAGATTCGTAGAACCCGTTGAAACTTTGTTGGTTATGGCTTTACCGGTATAGCTTGCCGAGATAATCGGCGATAAATGGATATGGTCAAGAATTGCATTATGCGCAATTCCCAGCGCCCTATTCGCTTGATCTACTTTCCAAAACTGATTGTAGTCAACCCAGTCTTTTGAAATGGAATAACCGGCAGCAAAGGTCTGCATATCCACGCTTTCAAATTCTCCAAGTTTGAAAGATGCCATTGCAACACTTTCCCCGTCGTGAACAACGCCGAAAGCAGCCTGTAAACCGATTAAATCCCGTACCTTGACGGTTTCAGGAAAAGCGGAATTTACGATTTCATCATAAATCTCTTGGTAAACAGTCGGGTGTTCTGCCTGCGCTATGGTAACATCCAATACTGTTTGCTGTACAAACGCTTTTACATCGGCAAGGCTCATCATTTCGCCCGCCGGTAATTTTGAAATCTTTTCAATCATTTCCTGCGTAAATAACTTCTTTCCGCCCTCGCCGGTCTGCATAAACGTCATTTCACCCATTGGAGCATTCGGTAATGAATAACCTTTTTTGAATTGACGTTTTGCGGCAATGTTATTCTTGCGGATTACGTCTTGTGTTATAAAGTCCATATCGTTTTAACCTCCTAAAAAAAATTACATCGCAAGACTGAAAGCGATATGAGAACCGACCTCACCCCAGTAGTACCCGACCAATTTATTACCGCTTTCGATTTTTGTCAGTTTACCGTCCGATGCCCCGATATAAATTTTACCGCCGATTTTAGGCAGCGCAGAACTGTCAAACAAATCGGTAATAAATTCCCGCTGCGTATCAAAATTAACCGACACTTGCGTACCGTTGATTTTGTCGTATACAACGCCAACCCTATCGCCTACGAATACGATGCCGTGTTTATCAAGGTCTTGCCCTGTCGGAATGGTTGTGTCGGATAACTTTACGGTTTTAATAACCGAATTAAGCCGATGTTCGCCTGTCATAGTTTTATCCTCCTTATCCTAAAATATGATAACTTCATCACTTGAAGCAGAACTGCTGCCAGCCCCTGCCATCTGCCCAACCGGTGCGGTTGCGGTTTTCCCTTGTACGAGCTTTTGAATGTCCGCGTCATTCATTACGCGATCCATTTCTCCGGCAATCTGCGCTTTACTCATACCGGCTTCAAAATGACAGAATTTATCCACCAACGCTGCCATTTCACCGGTGGGTTTACCGTCTTTGATTAAGCCTTTTTCTGCCTTTACTGCCTCGACCATTTCGCCAAATGCTTTCTTTTCCGCCTCAGCCTTTTCCGCTTCATTCGCTTTTTTGGCAAAAGCAATCGCATCGGTAACCGCCATTTCTCCGGCAGCTTTTTTCAGTTCAGCAAGTTCATTTGAAGCCGCTTCCAAGTCTTTCATCTTTTGGGCATCTTCGAGTTTTACGCCCATTTCTCCGGCAACAGCTTGAGCAGACAAAAGACCGTTTTTTGTTCTCCGTGCAATCTCTGCCGTAAGCTCATCGTTTGTTATACTTGTCAGTTCCATTTCTTCCTCCTCGTGTTTATATTCAACAACGCGGCGCACCTTTTGAGCCGCCCCGAATATAACCGTATTATTTTGTATGCTGTACGGAATTTTATAGAGCTGATTGTCATATTCTCCGATGACATAATCATCATAAAAATCTTCCGTAAAAACATAGTCTGCATATTTCTCTCGCAAGGCATCACGGATTTTTCTTTCCTGCTCATTAAAGCTCATACCCGCCATCTGCCCGATTGCGCTTTCATTATGCTGTCCCTCGCTCAGGGGCGGCACAAAATCAACAGAGCGTAAGGCGTAATCAATAACCGTCTTTTTCCTTTCATCCGCATACGTCGGTATTCCCCAAATTGATACCGCATTGATTTGCTTATTTTTTAACCACCGCCGGATTTTTTCTGCGTGCGCTCCCTTGTCGGGAATAATGCGGTAGTAAACTTTCCCCGCCTCTTTATCGAGTAATGCGCCGATAACCGAACCGTACAGCTCTCTCCCTTCATAAAAGAACGCTTCCTGCGATTGATGCCCATAGCCGGAAGGGATAAAAACATTGCTGATCAAAATCGTGTCGACAATGTGTTCATACGCGGTATCGAGATACTCAACGCCGCTTTTACTTTTGCGATAGTCAACAGCAAAAATACAATCGAGCGGATCGGTATCCCCTTTGAGTTCTGCAATCATTTCAGGCGTTGCAAGCGGATTTAAGCGAATGCGGCTTATCATTGTTTTTGCTTCCGCTTCGGAAAGCATTTCTCCTACAGCCTCAAGCGATACAACCGGACTTTGTGCAGAATCGGTAAAAAGCGGTTTTTGCGTATATGTGTTTTTTCCAGACTTCCCCATGTCATTACCCCTTTTTGTGGTACGGTCTGTATTGTAAATAATTGGGGGTGCGTAACACAAATTTTGAACATAAAAAAAGAAAATATTTAAAAAATTTATTTTTATCCCTGCTGATTTGCGTTACGCACTGCATTTCTTCTATGCTGGTCTTATACAATTATTCAACAAGGCTGCGTTTTATGGCTATAGAGAAATTACCTACCAGTGTGTTAGTCATCGGTATTGCGGCAATCGTGTTTATTGCCGTCCTCATCTTTCTGTTGCTTAATAGGCTCATTAAAAAGGGCATAAGACTTGGAGTAGGAGATAAAAGAATTATCGTTGGAGACATTGAAAAAAATGTTGATGATAAATTGGAACTATTCAAAACGGATATAGAGAAAAAAGAAAAAAATAGACTGCATGATGAAGAATGCCGAAAAAAGCTCTTTCGGCTCTCTGGGGAAATAGACGAAAAAACAAAGGCGGATGAACGGCGGGTGGTTCGCCGCATCAACGGCACGATTAAAGAAGTCTTTTTACCTTTCATAAAATGTGAAATGCCGATGCTCTCGGTTGTTGAGTTAGTAAAAGACGTGCTGCAAGAGCGCGTCGATTATAACTGTATGCGGGAGCGCCTTACCGCAACCGAGCGGAAAGGGTATATCACCGACATCCTCTATTTTATCGAACAAGATTATAAAGCCTTTTTACACAAACTCCCCGCCGTTCCCTGCGGCGCTGAACAATATCCGACGTGGAAAGAAATCGCCCCGCAAATAGAAACACTCGTCAATGAATGGGCTGATGAAATGATAAAAATCATCGCTCGGCGCATCAAAGAAAAAATTGCAATGTACAAGGCTGAACAACCAGCATTCTTGTTACAAGAGTACAAAGAGCTTTGTATCGACTATCCCATCAAAAAAAATACAGGGTACTTAAAAGCATTAGGCATAGAGCTGTAAAGACAAGGGAGGTATAAATGACGCTGCATGAATTTGTAGAAAAATACAACGGCAAAAAGATTGACTATGACGGGCATTACGGAGCGCAGTGCGTTGACGTGTTCCGCCAATACTGCAAAGACGTGTTAGCAATCCCGCATACTGGCGGAGTAGTTGGAGCGGCGGAGCTTTTTACAAAGTATGGAGCGCTGCCGCTTGAGCAAAAGTATTTTAACAAATTGGTATACGCAGGCGGAAAACCGGAAGCGGGCGATGTTGTTATTTTCGCACCAACGAAAAGCAACAAATACGGACACGTTGCAATCGTCCTTGATGCTAGTTCGGAAGAAATCGCTGTCTTTGAACAAGACGGGTTTGCACAAGATGGAGCGCATGTCGGTTCATGGAACTATGCGCGGGTGTTAGGATTTTTAAGGAAGCGGTAAATGAGTAATCAACAATACGATTCTACGAAAGACACATTGCTGCACATAAAATGTGTCAATGCCTTACTATTACAGTTTATACAAGAGCTGATAAATAGGGCGATAACACATGATGAATCTAAATTACATGAACCTGAAAAACCGCTCTTTGATACAATGACACCACGATTAAAAACTTTAACGTATGGGAGTGAAGCCTATAAACAATCGTTAGCCGATCTAAAACCTGCATTAGATCATCATTATGCTCATAACAGCCATCACCCTGAGCATTATGAAAATGGAATCAATGACTTTACGCTTGCCGATTTAGTTGAAATGTTTTTTGACTGGAAAGCGGCAAGTGAACGGCACGATGACGGCGATATTTTAAAATCTATCGAAATCAATAAAACTCGATTTGGATTATCGGATCAGCTATGTAAGATTTTCGAGAACACGGAGCGGTTGTTGCGTACAAAAAATACGATACATCAAAAGGATAGCCATGAATGAAAAGAACATTTTTATTGTATGCCTTAGCTGTTTGTTGCTGTTTACCCTTTCCGGTTGCTGCACAAGAGCGGCAGTATACAATCACGGAGACGGAGCTTACGCAGTTAGAGATCATATCGGAGAGCTTAGCGAGAGACAGACTGAATCTGCAATTACAAGCGAACAGCTTAACGGAACGATTGAAGGCGCAAGAGAGACAAGCGAAAACCTTAGCGGTGAGCTTACAACAAGCAGAACAGAAAGCGAACAGCTTAACGGAACGGTTGGGGGCGCAAGAGAGACAAGCGAAAACCTTAGCGGTGAGCTTACAGGAAGTAGAGCAGAAAGCGAAAGCCTTGAACAGTCAATTACAGACGGAGCGAGCGAGCTTGAAAGACTTGCGAACATCCTACAACAAATCCGAGCAAGAGACAGCCGAAACAATAGCGGAAAAGCAAGCCCTAATTGACGAACAAAAAGATAAACTACACCGGCGGATGATAGTTATTATCACACTTTCGGGGGCGCTTGCACTCATGATTTTTGCAATGGCAGCAAAATACTTTTTAAAATATAAGTTCCTATAAAATCATCAACCGCAGATTTTATCAAAAGTCGAGGATTGATGATTTTGCACTTTTGCAACGTCAGTGAAAAAGTGCAGAGAATCCGCAAGTTTGCTTCGCAAACTTGACCGCGTTTTTAAGCGGCAATATTTGAGCCGCTTAAAATAAGCTTTTAGCCTTTTCCATCCTCCCTAAGGGCTGAGCGTAAAACGGCAGTTGTCAAATAGTCCTTGACAGCTGCTGTATGGTTTTATACAAAAGCAAGGAACGTCTACTACAACATACAAGCGGTATGCCCTTACCATTAAAAAACAACGTTCCTTATTTTAGATGTAAGGGCATACTTTTTTTCAATACCATAAAGGATACCGTGAATGACTTTTGACAAGCGCATTATCGGCGCATTACGGGAATGCAAAAACAAAGAAGAGATAGAAGACACCTTTAATCGGTTTCGGATTAGCGATAGTGCAAAAAAGCAACGGTACTTGAGCTATGCGATGTATGCGCCGTCAATTTTCTTTTCCTCTTTTCAACCGCTTACAGAGGATGCCGTGTACCAGATGACTTTAGAAGCCTTCACAGCCGGACATTGGCGGCTTAACCCTTTCTATGAAACGTTAGGGCTGATAAAAACGCCGTTACGTGAAGCCGATAACCGGATACTTAAAAAACTCACTACCTGCACTTCCCAGTACGACATTGATGCAGTTTTTAACGAGGAAGGAATACACGACTACCGTGAACGCTGTACTATTTTACGGCGCTGTATGCGCGTACAAGAAATACTCGCAGATGCCGGCGTTTTTTCCGAACAAGACGACTATGATTTTGACTACGTCGTTTTTCTTGATGGCTCTTGGAGAATTATGTAAAATACGCTATACGGATATAGAAACACTACGAAAAGAGATAGAAGAACAGGAAAAGGCTTATATATGATTTTTCAGTTGTTGCGGATTTTACAATAACTAAAAATAGTGCGTGAACTGTTGCAAAATGTGAACAATTCGCTTCTCCGATCCGGTTATTCGTTAAGTCGACTATTTCTTTACCGAGGGGCAACGTCATATATTTTCTGTACAGCATTATAAGCAGACCATGTTAATACTTTTTCTTTTTTTAATCTGCCAACAACAATACAGGGTAAGACCTGTTGCTCTTTCGCAAATTGCATAATAGCCTGTAATGAATAATCGCCCCGCTCTTTAAAAAGTTTATATCGTTGTCTATCCAATAGTATATTTTGTGCGAAGGAATCTGCTTTTAACTCTCTTTCATTCTCAATCGATTCAAAGTCTATAAATTTCTGCTTTGCATCTCCATTAATAATATGACCTATTTCGTGAAAAAGCGTAAACCAAAATATATCAGCTCGTTTCTGTCGAAATGTCATACATACTATTGTTTTGCTATTCCCCATATATTTTATAAAGCCTTGAACGGGCGCCCCTTTAAAAGATGGCACAACACAAAATGCAATACCGCAAGAAGAAAAAATCTGTTGTAAAAGAGGAATAAATGTATCAGGGGAATACATCATACATTGTTTTATATCTGCCAGACGTAAAAGAATTCGTTTCGCTTGTTCGCTTTCTGCGATAGAGGTAACTTCCATTTTTTCGGTTAAATGTTCGCAGACACTTTGCCACCCAAACAATACGTATTTATCAATCTTTATTTTTGTCTGCGCTCGATAAGCCGCACAATACGCTATACGGGGAATAACAGTAAGATTACTGACATTAAAAAATTTTCTTAATTGCAAAAGTTTCTCATCCTCTTGGGCGCAAAATCGTATCATATCTTTCTGCGTCAGATATTGTATAATATCTTTCAATTTTTTAACAATAGCCAATTCCTCGCTAGAAATTGCATGTAAGTCTTCGTATGCTAGTATTTCTTTATCATAATTAGTTTGTAACGTCATCCAAAAAGAAGCATCAACACCAAGCGCGTATTCCAGTTTATTAGCAAAAGAAGCGGAAATATTCTTTTCACCATTCAATACCGTGCTAATATGCTTCGCTGTTACTCCGGTTCTTAATGCGAGTTCCTGTTGAGACATATTTTTATTTATTAAAATTTCTTTTAAAGTTTCCCCCGGATGAATAATCAGCTCACGGGATAATCCATTCATTTTTTGTACCATGATATTCTACAATCCCTCTAATCTCAACCGTTTTACATTCTGCGAGCGCTTCTGCAGAAGTGTTTTCCGTTATAGGTTTGACAACTAATCGTCTATGGGCATCAAGGCTTACACCATAGCAATCTTTAAACGCTATTCCTTCTAAACTATGCGGTTTACCGATACCAAAGGAAAGATATTTTGCAAAAGTATCGGCTGCTTTTAGTTCGTTTATCCTCTTTTTCAATATCTTTGCAAGTTCTTTTCCAAGATATTTTTGCGCTAAATTCTTAGAACCTGCTACATCTTCTATATCGAGCAATATATCTTCTAATTTTGCGTTTGTGATAGATAACTGCAAATGTTAAAATTCCTTGAACTATTATAAGTATAACATACGTACTATTAAATGTCAAATGAAAGTTACCTAAAAGGTAATTTTACTCTTCTATCACCTCGATGCTCTCTATTTCGTCTTGAAACGCGCCGGTTAGATGCCCGTTTTCAAGTTCTATATCTATCTCCGCTATTTCAGGTTCGTTGTCTATGGCTTGAGTAAAGCCTCTACAGAATCCGATTATTATTTGTCCATCTAACAAGGTAACTTTTATGTTTTTACCGGCGTTTTTTGCCATTTCCAACTCACTTAGCATTATCTGCTCCTTGTGCATTCTTGTAATCGAAATACGGTACTAAATGAATACCCGTTTTACTATAATGTATTTTAGCAAGGCTCGTTTCAGTAAATTTTCCTGAAATGACACTAAAATCAAACCCTTTCAACCTATCATCCTGTATAATTTCCGTAAGGTTCCTTTTCGTCAGTGATATTACGCCTTTTCCTGCCTTTTCATCGATAATCGTTTGCAAGGTTTCAAGGTCGTTTTTGAAGTAGCTGCCGTCCGCTTTGACGGTTTTAGAGCCGAAAATATGCCGGTTCTGTTTATGCTTATTGACGGTAGTACCATAGCACGTAGCGTATGCTTTTCGGTACTTGGCAGGTTCATTATGAAGCGTTTCAAGTTTCTTTTCAAGCCGTACAAGATACGCCGCGTGCCGCTGCTCTTTGAGCTTTTCTTTCTGCGCTTCGGTTAGTTCTTCCAGATTGATAAACGCGGATGTGTTTTCTAGCCGCTGTTTTATTTCTTCCCAGTTTTCAGGCGGCTTATTGGCAACGTTTGCGCGCTCTATATCTTTTGCAATAACCGGCGCCAAAGAACAAAGACAGCAAACATGCGGCTTTTCTGGGGCGGCATCGATAGGATAAATACCCGCACCCAGTCCGTGGTCGTTGGAATATGCAAGCGTGTCGCAAATATCGTGATAGCCCGCAAGCCGGTTATTCGATAATAGCCATTTTACCGCCCTCACTGCGGGATTTTCTTTGAAGCCGTCAATCGTTGCCTGCCAATACACCTCGGATAATTCATTGCGAGCAAGCCGTAAGGCTTCATAGTTTAAGTTCTTCGGGACCCGCCCGCCCATCCTGTCATACATATTTGGATAGTCTTTTGCGAAGGTTTGCGCCCCTTCTTTTACATACTGCTGTAAAGCCTTTGCAACTTTTACGCAGTCGGTATTGATGCCGCTTGAGATAATTTCTTTTATCTTTTCATAATTGTTATCGGATAAGTCCCATATCCGGTCGGAAAGGATAAATTCTTTATCCTTGAATATCCGCTGCTTGCGCATCGTGCTTTCTGCGATTATCTCCGCTTCACGAAGTATATCTTTTTCAATCAGGCGGAATTTGAGTAAGCCTTTTTCTTTGTAGTACCGTTTTGTTTGTTCACCGACAAAAAGCCCCGCATACGCCGCGCGGGTTAATCCTTCCTGTGTAATACGGTCAAGCTCGGATGCAAAAAAGACTTTTTCCTCAGCGATATGCTCTGCCAGTTCTTTGCTGATACCGGTAAAAACGCCGCGCGTACCAATCCGCTCTCGTATGCGGTTGATACTTTCCTGCAATGCCGCTTTTATCTCCGATTCTGCGGTGAGCAATGCCTTACGCCTGCCTTGTAATGCGGTGCGGATAAAACCTTGCAGCTCTTCCGGCAAGCCCGATAAATCAAAGTCCATTTACGCGCTCTTAAAGAGGTTTTCAATCGCGGCTTCGGCTTCTATGTCTCCGCTGCGGATTCTATCCTGCAATGCTTCAACTCTGATTTTGAGCTTGAGCCATTCGGTAGCGGCATCCTTTTCCGTTTCATAGTCGGTAGGGATTGCCATAAAAGTTTTAAGGGTATTAAAGGCGCTTTTGGGAGAGACTAAGCCCATTGTCATCGCCTTATCCATTGCGCTGACAAAGGTAGCGAGAGCGTTCATCATTGCAACATCATCTTTTGCCGTCAGCTCCTGCCAGCGGACAATCGGATTATCTGCTCCCCCGTCCCCTGCAAATTCATCGCGTCCTGCAAGCGCAATGCGGGCTGTTTTGAATACATCGGTAAGCCAATAGTAAAACTCGTTATACTCCCCTTGCCGTCCCTCTACTTTCTTTGCCCAGACCGGAGACTGCTCTGCAACGCTCGCATTGGTTGCCTGCATTGCTGTACCATACAAGTATTCAGGCATCGTAAGCTCAACGATAATCCAGTGTAAGAGCTTGAGGAGCGAAACGGCGCTTTCTACATTATTGGCTTGCCCGACATACCGGATATCGCTTGCCGCATCTTCGCCGTCCATAATAGCCGCCTTAAACTGCGTCATATCAACTGCTTCTTTCCCTTCTGCAATATGTCCGATTTTCTCATCTGTGAGCCCGAATGAGTATTTAAGGAATTGCGCGACATTTTTTACCTTTACCAATAAACGCGGCTCAAGGATATTGTCGATATGCCGCCCGATTTTCCGCAAGGTCGCATCATACCGGCGGATAAATGGAACAGCTGGAGCAATTTCAGGGATGCCGTCTTTTAAAAATGTTTGCTTGTTGTTATAAAGGCAGAATACCGGCACAAACGGGAACGCGGTACGGTTGACGGTTTGTTTACTCTGATACCCCGCAGGCAGGTCGCCGTCAATGTCGATTGTTTCCTTACCCGCTTCAAGGGTGATACGGATAACCGCTTTACGCTCTACACCGCTGTCTTTCCATTGCTCGACTGTCTCGGTTACAAAGCGCGTATAGCCGCCTGCAAGGTCTTTGATACAATCATCTTCAATAACAAGCTCAAGGGGGATTTGCTTTATGCGGATTTCACTCCTTCCCGTTGCAGTCTGCTCTAATCGTACCCAGACATAATGCTTACCGTCTATCATCGTCTGCTTATAAATATTGAATAACAGCGTCTTGTTTCTCGTTAAAAACGCTTGTATCAATTTTGAAAACGTATCGCTTTCCGCTTGAATATCAGGTAAGCCGATAAACCAGCAAAAGGTATCAATATAAAGCTTGGTGCAGTAGTTCCCCAGCGCATAGTCAAGATATCCGCTCTGATGCGACGGCGCTGAAGAATACAGAGAGCGGGAGAGCACATAGTCCGTTTTTACGCTGCTAAATGCTTCAGCTGCATCCCGTTTTGTAATGCCGCTATCCAAGAATAAGCCGGATATACTCCGATTCCGCATAAAAAAGTCTGTTAGTTTCATGTTATAGTCCGCCTCCCAGAACATTAAACAATGCTCTTTTTGCCGCATCTTCGTGCGCTAAGTCTTTTAGATCAGGTTTTAGATAATTGATTGCGTGAACGAATGCGTCCATACGGTCGGGGCTATCGTCGCCCGGCTGCCAGTTACATAATTCTGCTTCAAGCATATCAAGCGGATCGGTTCCGTGTTCTGCATGATAGGACAGCGGGTTCCGGTAGAAGTGAATACGTCCCTGCTCGCAAAGAGTCGATGAGTTAAGCGCCCGCGCCAGTTTTGAATTCACTGCCCGCACACGATGAATCCGCTGCGTTACCCCTGCGTTGATGAGCGTACTTTCTACCATATCGCCGCCTTGGTTATCCTCGATAACAACCGTATCGGCTTTCTGTGTTTCTGCCAGCGCTTTTACCGTTACGCCCCATTGATAAGGAGTTCCGATAAGCGATGCATCCGCTAACACGTAGTAGTGGCTTTCATTTTTGTGCTGAATAGTAGCGGCGCTGATAAGCCGTTCAGGAGCAGCTCCCTCTAATACCGTGATAATGCCGGTATGGTTTGAATCCGCTGTATGGCTTGCCGCAGGGTCTACACTGACAACAATACGATAGCGGTTTGCAACGAGCGGTAACGCGTCAACCTTGTTATTTTCTATCCAGTCTTTTTTGAACAAGGCATTAGGGTTATCGTCAAGGATTTGCGCATAGAGTTCTTGCTGCCCTAAACGGGTCCCTTCATACTTTGAAACAATCGTACTGATAAATGCCGGAGAAAGGTTTGACTTATTCTCGTAGGTACTGCCGACCGTTACGTGTACGCATGACTTTCCATCGCCGTTTGTCAGTCCTTCCAGCCGCTTGGTAAATGCTGTCGGTTTCGGGGTACTCGTTACCACACATAAGGGATTGCTCCCTAGACGTAAGCCAAGAAGAAGGTTATCAAAGGTTTCTTCAGGATATTGCCATTTGTGTATTTCATCGCACCAGAGCCAATCAGACTGCGCCCCTCTAGATTTCTCCGGTTCTGAACCGTAGAAAATACTGATAACCGCCCCGTTACTGAAAAAGACTTTTTTTATCGACGGCTTATACACCATACCAAGAGACGGCGGGCAATAGCGGGCAAGACCCGATTCACCGTTGATCATAATATCGCGCACCTCTTCCGCTGTTGCTCCGCATAATGAAAGGTGTTTGTATTTGCCCGTTCTTACCGCTTCGATGATCGCTTGCCCTGCTGTCCGTGTCTTACCCCAGCCGCGTCCGCAGCGGAGACACCAGATATATTTTTCTCCGGTTATCCAGTCTCTGGGCGGAAGCTGATCATCCCGCGCCCAAAAGCCCCAGTCGAACGGCAGCGCGTCAAGCTCTGCGGGGGTAAGCGCATTGATAAACGCTTCTTGCGCTTCCTTGTCGCGCCTGAGCATATCAGCAGTGAGAGTTCTGTCATCAATACATTTCCAGCCAGTTTTCACCGGTGTGGGTGTGGTTACCGGTTCGGCTCTCATGCGTTCTCCTCTTGCGGGGTATGCTTATCTTCAATCGGCATTAGTTTTTCACGCAATGCCGCTTTTTTAAGCGATATGCTTACTTCAATATCATCACTGCCGGAAGTGTCTCCGATCGATATTTTTAAGATTTCCTCGTTCATACCATACGCCTTGCGTTCAATCTCAACTGCCATATTCGCAAGCTGCGGTAACACATTCCACGATATTTCATTTATCACTTCGCTTAAACTTTCCGTATCGTCTCCGGCTGCTTTGATTTTGTCGATGAGTAATTTTGCTTTTTTCCCCGCAACAAATTTTATCGCCTGCGCAAGTTGTATGTTTTCTTTGTTCGCTTTCTTAATTGCCTCGATATTTTCCTTACGGGTAATTTCGTCAATATAGCGATCGTAAGCGTCGGCACGGGCTATCCAGTTGTTACGAGAGGATAAAGTGTTCAAATATGTTAGGCTTTTGTTAGTCTTTTCTTGTACTTTTGGGATTGTCCGCAAGGCGCCAAGGTCAAGAAAGGTTTTAAAGTATGCGTACTGTTTCGCGCTTTCCGCTTCTTGCCGCTCCCATTTTTCGACCATTACGGTTGCCCTCTCATGTTGATTTTACCGTCCGCCACGTCGTAAAGGATTGAAGATTTTACAAACTTTTCTTTTGCTTCGATGTGCGCCCTCTTGCAAAAATCCTGCTTTGCGGCATTGTTTTCAAATACAAGGGTAAGCGTGTAGTCATCGTACTTTGCTTGATAGTCGTTATCGCTTCGGTTATCGGCTTTGCGCATATCCCGTTCCGCCTGCCGCGCAGCTTTCAAGCGGTCGGCTTTTTTTGCCGCTTCTACCATATCGACTATATCTTCCTGCTCAGGCTTGGTGTCAAAAAGGGTGTCGTTGTCATCATCAAAGAGGCTTGAGCCGGCAAAAATATACTGCATATCAAGCATATCAAAAGCTAAGTCTTTTTGAAAATCAATATCGGGATAGGACAATTTTATTTCTTGTAATAACTCGTTATCCCACTCTCCTTGAGCGGCGGGATTATTCAAGAAGATGTTGATTTTTACTTCCGTTTCCTCGTCAACATTTATCATCGATACTTGCAAAGAATAATCATTTGCAGGGTATTTATATTCTTCGTCCATTATCGACAGTTTTTGATGCCCGCCGACGACATTCATTGTCTTGCGGTTGACGACTATCGGCTGCACCAGTCCATACGTTTTTAAGCCCTTCTTGAGTTTTTTACGGGCTTCATTCGATATTTTTCTCGGATTATACGGAGCTTCGTGGATGCTGCTTCGCTGTACCGTTTGTATTTGATAGACTTCAAACTTGTTATTTTCCATATTCCTGCCACCTTACAAAATCAGCTTGAGCCATCGGGTATTTTGTTACCCATTTTTGATAATCATCGGGAAAATTGTTTTTAAGCCATTCGAGGGATTCGCCTTTATAGATGTCAATATTGCGAAAACCGGAATAGACTTCCGGCGCAAGGATGAGGCGGTTTTGTTTTATGTAGTTATCTATATCTTTTTTTGCCCAAAGGTGGAGGGGTGTGAGCTTTTTGTACTTCCAATCGATACCGTTATCAAAGGTTTTAAGCATACAGGCTCTTGCTAAGCTCTCGCAAGCCTCCCAGCCTAATGCTATGTATTCAATGTTATATTTTGCTCGCAATGCGGCAAAGGTATCGACCATTGTGAGCCGCTTTATGTTTTTCCCCTCTCGTGAAATAAGGTAGGTTGTTTCGTAGTGTGGATACTGCTCAATCTTAATATTGTATCGCTTTTCGTAATAGCGGATCACTTTATTTTTGCTTTCGAGGTTTTCACAGTAATATAAAAAAACGGGCGTATATCGCCCTTTCATAAACTTATTGAATAAGTCCAGCATTACCGTTGAATCTTTTCCGAGTGAATAAAGTACAATGGCAGAGCTGATATTCTCCGCCATGTACCGTATTGACGCATACAGGTTTTTCATAGGTTAGTTATTACAACCATTTCCCGAAAGCCTTAACTTGCAAGCCACCTCCGGCTTTTCCTATAGCGCGTCTTAAGGCTTTTTGTTTCGCACTCCCCGCAGAACCATTACCGATTCCACGAGAACCATCACAATGGATAATCAGACTATCACGACGTGAAAGCATAAAAACACCTCCTACAAAAAGTTCAAGTGTTTTTATTGTAAACTAACCGCAGTGCGTAACACAAATAAAATGAGATAAGGAGATACTTTTAAGGAAAGATTGTTTTAAGGTAGGTTATAATTCCATAATCCTAATCTGCCTTTAACCTGCCGGATAGGATTTTCAAGAAGTGTAGGATTTTTTAATATCCAGTGATATTGTCCGTCGATAGACCACGGACTTGAGCTATTTTGTATAACATCAACTAAATCAACATAACCGATTATTGATTGACTTTTTAAAAGCCATAGTTCAGGATTATCAATAACTGCATTCATAAAACTTTCAACAGTAGTGCCTTTATTTATATCGCATTTAGAATAGTACTCTGCAAGTGTATCTAAAAATACTTCAAGTTTTCGAGCATAATCATCTGTCAGATTTGGTTCATCTGTCAAAAAAGGCAACGTATCGCCGCTTGCATGAATATAAAGTCTGCCGCGGTAATCGGTAGTCCATGTTCTATTTTCTACATCTTTACCGCCTTGCAAAATTAAATAGGCAAAAGGATTTTTTACGCTCAATACTTTTACTTGCATGTTTATTGTCCTTTCTATACTTCTACAGTATACCAGCTTTTAATAAAATTACAATGCTATCTGTAACCGCTGCTTTAATGCGCTTTGTAGTTCTTGTGAAAAATTGATGTTTGCATTTTCCGCCGCTTCCGCAAGCCACGCAGGTAGCGTTACATTTTTACGGATCGCTTTGTTTTCAACCATAGCCCGATATCGAGTTGTATCAGCTCTGATTATTGAGAGTATATCATTTTTTTTGTGTGTTATTTGTTGTTGCGGTGTCGCTTTGGTAATTTCAAACTGTTCGTCTTCTGCAACACATAACCATGCCGCCATTGCATCTTCGATTTGCTCTATAGCATCTTGTAAATCTTTGCCGGTCGTTATACAGCCTTTAAGATCGGGAACACGCGCATACACAGTACCATCTTTTTCTGTAAAAATTGCAGTATAAGCATATTTCATTTTTTCGCTCCTTGTTCAATTTCTTTTTGAATGTACCGCAAGTCATTTTTGTTGAAACTGTGCCGTTTTAAAGGAATAGAGCATTTTAATTCAGCATTGCAATAAATATCGTGATTTCCGCCGTGCCGTTTAAAAACATATCCAGCTTTTTCCAATTCTTTTATAGCTTGCATTCGTTCATTCATACTAATATTATACTTATTTTATGCGCATATTGTCAAGTGTTTCTAATCTTTTCTCACACTTTATTTTCAAAAAAGCAAATATCAGGATAGTGATAGAATAACAGTTTTTTCTTGAGTTTGTATACTTCAGTCTTTACGCCTTTGACATCTTCGTATACGGTTTTGCCGTTTTTGATGTATTTAAAGTCAGCTTTGTAGTAGACTGCTCTGCCGCCTTTTTCTGTTTTCGGAATAAGTAAGAATTTCGGCTGGAGTTCAAGGCTGGATATTACGCCGGATTTTTCAAGCACTTTAAGCTCACGATACCGCTTCATCTCTGCCATACTGTCAAACGTAATGCCGTCAGCGGTTCGGCGTTCCTTACTTACGACGTTATATTTATGCGGTTTATGAAACATTGTTATCTTCCAACCCAATAATAATTGTCATTAAACCGATTGTCATAGCCGATAGGATAGTCAGCAGTGTTATACAGGAGTTTCTCAAACATACTGTTTGAAATTGAAAGTTTTTCTCTGATTTGCCTGCGGCTAAGACCTTCAGGATGTCCACGTAAAAGAGGTATAAACTCATGTATTTTTTGCTGTATTTTTTCAGATTGCTTGCGCCCTGTTTTCATTTTTTTCTTTGCAAGTCCTTTTAATCGCTTCGATAAGCTGCATTTTTTCTATCGAACTATTACCAATCAATACCGCTGCGTTGCAACGTAATGAACACGTTGCCCGCACATTAAACGGATGATCAATAATGGATAAGCCGTATTGTTTGATATTCCCCTTTGTCTTTGGTATCCGGTGCGCGAGTAGTCCCGTGTTCCAGTCTATTTTTTTGCCACATACAGCGCATCTCCAGCACGCCCTATTAAAGACATACAGGCGGGTTTCTTTTATTGTCATTATTGTTTATCCATGATTTATTAAATGTGTTACAGGACCTTTTAAAAGCGGTTTATCCGAACGTTCAGCACGGATAAGCCCTGTCTTTTCTACCGCCGATTTTGTTTGTTTTCCTTTGTCTTTTTCTGTTTTGCTTTCTGTTGTTTTATTCATCTTTTATACCGCCTTTTTATACTTGCCGAGAAAGTATTGTTTACCGATAACCGTGATCAGCGTTTGTATGCCGCTCTTTTGCCCGTGCTGCCATTCTTTCATTTCAAAATAGCCTTTTTGCACATAGTCAGCGTACGGACATAACAGATTGTGCTTATCACGATACAAATAGCCGTCTCGTTGCAGCTGCTTTATAAACTGCTTTTCTGGCATGCCTAATTCCTTTGCCGTATTACGGATATTTGTAGCGTTTCCTCGTTCAATGAGCGTGTCGTAATACGCCGCTTTTGGTTTTGCTTCGGCGTTCTCAATTTTCAGCTGTTCATTTTGTGCAGTCAGTTCCGCAATTCGTTTATCTTTATATGCATCCAGTTGTTTTTGTAATACAAACATTTCTAAATCATTAGAAATAGTAAAGGTGCTAAATCCGTTTTGCGCAACCTTTGAATGATTTTGTAATGCAATTTTTATTGCCGTCGCTTGCGCTTCCGTAAACACATATCCCATCTTACCGTTAATAGGTACTTGCCGAATATTTTCGGTAAGGTTCAGACGTTTTACAGCAAGAAGAATTGAATCCGAAGAGACCCCAAGTACATTGGCAAGTTCTTTCGTTGTCATTGTTTTTTCTGCTGCCGGTTTGTTTTTAAAAAGCGATACTTCATTCATCTGTTTACACTCCAGTTAAAAAATGCCCCGCCGGTAAAGGAGATAAAACCCGACGGGGCTGCCCATTGTGTTAGTGTTTTTCTGTTGCGCTCTTTCGGCGACTTAAAAAATAGGTTAGATAAATGTATAAACCCAATGCAATAAAACCGAAAGCTGCTACTAAAATTGAACCTTCAAACGGTATAACCCCCGTTATGATGAATGTTATGATACTTATTGCCAGAGGTATCAATGCTGCTCGGTTCTTGCGTTTTATGCAGTCATAGGCTGCAATACCCCCTCCGGCTAATACCGCCGCAGCTCCGATACAGTCAATAAAAAGAACGTGGGTACACTGCATAAACAGTACGCCAAACAAGATAAGTCCTAAAATGGTGATAACCATAAGTTTAGTTTTCATAGCTAAACCTCCTCATATTTCTATTGTCATGATTACGGGTGCGTAACGCAAATCAGTTTAATACAATCCCGTTTTCAGCAGCGATTAAATACGCCGCTTCTATCAAGAGGCTTTCTTCGACCGTTGTGCAATCTGCCTCACTTTGTGGAAACGGTTCATGCAATAACGCATTCCATACCGGCTCCCCATCATCTCCGCGCATTGTAGGATAGCCGAGTTCGTTCATTGCTTTCTGTTTTATGACATATTTTACCATTTCAAAATCATTACCCGTATCGTTGGCAATGGTACGGATCATGCCGTGCAGCTTGGTATTTTGTGAATTTTTTCCCGTGGTGCGTTTTTTGTATTTGTCGGATAACAGCAGTTCAATGAGCGGATAATGGAAGGGACGTTTATTTTCTTTCATGTTCCGCTTATACAGCTCTCTGCGGTGTTGAATATAAAAATCCATCTCCCTTTTATCAATTTCGCAGGGCAGCCGTACCGTCAATTCATTGCCCTGCCAGCGGACAATCTCTACGCTTGCATCTGTTTTCATACTACTATCCGTGATTGATTAACTGCATAACACAGCCACGCCCTAAAAGCGCGAGATCGGATCGTCTGCATGTTACGAAACCGGTTTTATATTGCGATTGGACTGTTGTTGTGTGCTGCGGCGCAGGATTAGATTTCGGCTGATTGTATACTTTCTCGTTTGTTTGTATCTTCTTCACAGGAAAACCGATGTATTTCATCGCAATCTAAGCCATATAGTTCACAAAGTTTAAACAAAATATCGCTTTTTAATGGCAATACGCTCCCTGTTTCTATTTTAGAAACATACAATGCAGAACATCCTATTTTACACGCAACATCACGTAAGGTTAAACGACGCTTATGCCGCTCAAGATAGAATATATCTCCGATATTCATTTATTTGCTATCCTTTTTCCTAAGTTATGTTCTTACTATCGGTCTAAGCTCAATACTATGCGTTATTACTGTAGCTCTGCTATCTGTTACATTTTGTTTTAACCGTCCGATAATTTTAACAGCACCTCCCTTCATGCAATATTTATCGCATATTTCTGCGACTCGCGCCCATGTCTCAACCGTTATCTCTACCGTATCTTCTTGCGGAGTATCCATTTCTTGAAAAGTACATTTTGAAATAAGCGTAAAAGTACAAATCGTCGTCCCCTTTTCCGATAGGGTAACAACAGGTTCGCTTTCTACTATCCCCTCAATAAGCACCGAATTAAAGTTATTCATAAGCTTTTTCCCATTGATCTAACAGCTCGGCTCTACCAATAGACTCCGATAGGAAACAAGTATTAAGAAATTTTAAGGTTTTATACTCTTCCTTACATGCTTCTTTATTTGTCGTTGACGATATGAAAAGGAAAGCCTGCTTTGCCCGCGCCTCTTCCTGCGATACCAGAACAAACATATCCTGTAACAATGATTTTAATTTCGTATCAGTACAAGTAATAATAACTTGCAGTATTTTGTCTTTTAACGGGACGCTTTCTCTATAAATTTGTTTATATAAGATATCCGCTCGTGTTTTATATGTCTCTATTTTCATATTTATCTCCCATTACGCACTCCTTATTCAATTCTTTCTTTACTTGTTCTATATCTTTTTTAATTTCCGGTATAAATTTTTGATATTCAGGGTGTGTTTTTACAATATCTGTATATATACGAAGTTCATTTTCCAATGAAGCTAAAAGCCTTTCCGTTATGTATAGATGAGGATTCTCTATATACGGTCTTAAATCTATTTTTGCTATTATAGGCATGTTTCCATGTTTTTGTCAGAAATATCATTGCTATTCCAGTCCTACATTCACTACCAAATACATTGCCGCCTTCCTTTCTACATTTTTCACCGCTTGTACGATGATTCCCGCGTAAATTTACGATATGTATGCTTTTAAACTCTAAGGCAACACACTTTCGAAAATTGGTAAAGGCAATAGAATCAATAAAACTACTGTTTACGATATAGGCAATGACACCTCGTTTCAAATTATCACTTGCCCAACGTATTGCGCGAACATATCCATCATACAATGCTTGCTGATTTACAGCACCCCCGCCGTAGGTTTCACGAATTCTTCTATCAATGTCTGCATCTTTTGCGCATTTTCCATAGGGCGGATTTCCGATAAACAGATTAAAGTTTTGTGGATGCATTTTAAAAGCGTCAACACAACGAATATCAACACAATTACCATATATATCGCTTGTCCTTGTGCACTGCTCACGCCGAATTTCATACGCTGTAACATGCTTAACACCATGCGCCAAAAGAGAACCTAAAAACACACCGTCGCCCGTAAATGGGTCTAGCGCTGTTATTTCTTGTAATGAAACGCTGCTCTTTTTCAATAAATCAATAGAACTTTGTACCATAAAGTCTACCAAGTACTGAGCCGTATGTGCTATGCCGTAAATTTTGACTTCGCTTGTCATTCAAATTTGTATACAACCGTCCGCAAGGGAAAGGTTTAATTTCTGAAAAGCCGAGAGGCGTAAACCCTAACGGTTCCCATGCAACGCTTACCGCTTCAATACCGGAGAAAACTGATAAGTAGGTCATTTAATTATCCTGCCGAAATTGTTATAGGCTTTACAATCTTATAAACAGGATTTTCCGATGTACTATGCATACGTTCTATACAACCTGTTTTTAAAAGATAGTCCACAAAAGCGTAGGATTGAAAAATGACACAGCTCTCGATTAAGTCTTGTACCCTTGAATATAAAGGAGCATCTTGTTTTAAAGACCAATGATCTTTAAAGTCATACAGTTTTACGCCCCGTTCCTCCCATTCCAATATCTCTTGTTGAAAGAATTCATCGATTTATCAAATTCCATTATTTAGTCCTCCTCATGCTTGTAAAAATCTTCGTTGAAATCCGTTACCGTTGATTGTGCAGCGGCGATGGGATACGGGGATTCTGCACTATGCTCAAGCTGCTGAATATCAGGACGATGCCAAATCTCAAAAGCGACATCCGGTAATTCTTCTGCCGCATTTTCAAGTATTTCTCTTGCATCGTCCCAGTCCCTTGCCCATACTTCTACTTCTTTGGTAACGACCAGCTTTTCAATATACGCGGTATACCGCTTAAACCCTTCTGCTTTCATTTCTTCGATTGTCATTTTATTTTTCCTCCTTTGCTTTTCGATTTTTTTCAGTTGAGAGTCTTCGTGAATGAAATAACAGGCAACCGCTATCAATTTCATGAC